AAATTATCAGGTTTAGCTTATGTTGCTGTTCGTTTTAAATGGAATCAAGATGTTTTTGGTTCTATTCCAAAAATACAAGCATTGGTAAGAGGTAAAAAAGTTGTTACATTAGATGCAAGTTTAAATGAATCATCACCAACATTTTCAACAAACCCAGCTTTTTGCTTATTAGATTATTTAAGAGATGAAAGATATGGAAAAGGATTAGCAACAACAGATATTGATTTACAAAGTTTTTATGATGCTTCGCAAGTTTGCGTTACGCAAGTTACACCCTACAGTGGGGGTAGTGATATTAATATATTTGATGCTAATGCTGTACTAGATACATCTAAAAAGATTATAGAAAACACAAGAACATTATTAAAAGGTTGTCGAGGTTACTTACCTTATACAAGTGGAAAATATAGATTAGTTATTGAAACAACAGGAAGTGCATCTATAACATTAAATGAAGATGATATATTTGGTGGTTATAGTTTAGCGAGTCCAAATCAAAACGATAAATATAATAGAGTTATTGTATCTTATGTTTCTCCTGATAAAAATTGGCAAGTTGACGAAGTACAGTTTCCACCTATAGATGATTCAGGATTACCAAGTGCAGACCAACACGCAACAATGAAAACTGCTGATGGTGGTTTTTTATTAGAGGGAAGATATGATTTTGGGCAAGTTATAACATCAACATATCAAGCTGAAGAAATGGCAGAAATTATATTAAGAAGATCAAGAGAAGCTATTAAATTAAATATAAATGCTGGTGGCCAAGCTTATGATTTAGCCATAGGAGATATAGTTAATATTACACATAGTTCATTAGGATTTTCAGCTAAACCATTTAGAGTTAATTCGTTATCTTTTAACGAAGATTTTACAGTAGGATTAAATTTAATTGAACACCAAAACTCACATTATACTTGGGCAACTAAAACACAAGCACCAACAGTACCAAGTACAACACTTCCAAATCCATTTGTAGTTCAACCACCAGCAAGTGTAACTTTAACTGACCAACTAATTGCTTATAATGATGGAACTGTAATTGTAGCTTTAGATGTGGCCATAGGTGCTTCACCTGATAGTTTTGTTGATTATTACCAAGTAGAATATAAACTAAGTACAGAATCAGATTATAAAATACACTCACAAGGTTCAGGATTATTTCAAAGAGTCTTAAACGTAATTGACCAAAAAGTTTATGATGTAAGAGTCAAAGCTGTATCTTCTTTTGGAACTTCATCAACATATGTAACAGCACAAAGAACTATTGTAGGAAGTATTTTACCACCAAGTGATGTAACAGATTTTTCTTGTAATATTATTAATGGAGAAGCCCATCTATCTTGGGAACAAATACCTGATTTAGATTTGGCTTATTATCAGATTAGATACTCAACATTAACAAGTGGTGCTACTTGGCAGAACTCGGTATCATTAGTAGAAAAAGTATCAAGACCAGCAACTTCTATCGTAGTTCCAGCAAGGGTAGGAAGCTATTGTATCAAAGCCATTGATAAATTAGGAAACTTCTCACTTAATGAAACTATTATTGCAACTAATGTAACATCTATTGGAAACTTTAATAATATAACAACTCAATCAGAACACCCTAATTTTACAGGAACAAAAACTAATTTAACACTAGATAGTAATTTATTAAGATTAACTGATTTAGGTTCTAATGGAACTTATGAATTTGCAAGTGTTATTGATATAGGTGCAGTTCATACATCAAGAATAACAGCTACACTTGCTCAATTTGCAGAAAACCCTAGTGAATTGTTTGATTCAGAAAGTGGATTATTTGATGCTAAAACAGGTTCATTTGATGGAGATTCACCAAGTAACTCAAACGCACATTTAGAAATAGCTGTAAGTGATGATAATAGTACATTTACAGAATTTAAAAACTTTGTCATAGGCGATTATACAGCTAGATACTTAAAGTTTAGATTAGTATTAATTTCAAGAGATGGAGTAACAACCCCTGTTGTAAGTCAAGCAACTGTAACTGTTGATATGGAAGATAGAATACAATCAGGAAATGATATATCAAGTGGTGCTGGAACAAAAACTGTTGCATTTACAAATCCATATAAAACTGCTAATTATGCAGTTGGTATCACAGGACAAGGAATGGCAACAGGAGATTATTTTTTAGTAGAAAGTAAAACAATTAATGGATTTAATGTTACTTTTAAAAACGCATCAAATACTGTAATATCAAGAACATTTGACTATATAGCAAAAGGATTTTAATTAATGGCAAATCACGATTATGTAATAAGTAACCAAACTTTCCCAGCGACTAGGACAGATTTGAATAATGCGTTATCTGCTATTGTAACAAATAACTCATCATCATCAGAACCCTCTACTACTTATGCTTATCAATGGTGGTACGATACATCTGCAAATACTTTAAAATTTAGAAATGCTGACAATGATGCTTGGGTTTCTTTTGCTATATTTGATATGTCTAATGATACTGTTAATTTAGTAGATAGCACAGTTACATTATCTAGCTTATCTTCTTTATTTCACGATAGAGGTGCTTATGGTTCTTCTTCTGCACCAATAACTTATACAGTAACAGTTGGAACAAAAACATCTGCACACCCTTATAGTGGAGTAGGAAGTTCATCAGCATATTTTTTAGAGTCTTTAGAATCTCCAGCTTTTACTTTAGGTGGTGCTGATACATCAAAACCTTATTATTATAGATTTGACCAAGCAGACGCATCTAACTCAGGCCACCCATTAAGATTTTATTTAGACGCTGGAAAGACAACAGCTTATACAACAAATGTTACAACAAATGGAACTGCTGGAAGTGCTGGTGCTTATACTCAAATTGCAGTAGATGAATACACACCTAACATTTTGTACTATCAATGTTCTTCTCACGCAAATATGGGAAATCATTTAAAGATTATATCAAGTAAATTAAATTCAAATGGTGTTACTTTTAAAATGCCAACATCAGACGGAACATCAGGACAAGCTATGGTAACAGACGCATCAGGTAATTTATCTTTTGCTTCTATATCAGAAACTAAACCTACAATAACATCTACTAATTTATTTGTAGCACCTGACACATCTTCACAAATTACTATTGCTGGAACTAACTTTGTTTCTGTTCCAATAGTAGAAGCTATTAATTCATCAACAGGTGCAATTACGAGAGCAACAGCAGTAACATTTACAAATTCAACATCATTAAACGCAACTTTTAATATTCCAAGTGCAAACTATTTTTTAAGAGTTGAAAATAATGATGGTAATGCAGTTCGTTCAACATCAGCTATTTTATCTGCTTCTGCTTCTCCAACTTGGGCAACTTCTGCTGGTTCAATAGGAACTGTATCTGCTGGAAGTTCAGTATCATTATCAGTATCAGCTTCATCAGACTCAACAGTAGCTTATTCTGAAACAACATCTATTTTAACATCAAATGCTGACACACCAGCAACGACAATGAATCTATCTTTAAACAGTAGCACGGGTGCAATAACAGGAACAGCACCTAGCCCAACAGGAGATACTACCTACACGTTCACTCTAAGGGCGAGTGATCAGGAGAGCCAAACGGCAGATAGACAGTTTTCAATTACTGTAAGTGTTGGTATAAACAACTCAGGAAAATTTAATTAGGAATATATTATGGCTTCAACTTATTTAACAAGAACACCATCATCAACAGGTAATAGAAAAAAATGGACTTGGAGTGGTTGGGTTAAAAAAACAAAAATAGGTGGTTCTAATAATAAAGAACTTATGTCAGCTAACAATGGTTCTAATCAATTTTCTTCGATATTTTTTAACCCCGCTGACCAACTAAATTATTATGATTATACAACTGGTTATTCAAGTCAAATAATAACAAATAGATTATTTAGAGATACATCAGCTTGGTATCATATAGTTGTTGCTTATGATTCTGCACAATCAACATCATCAGACAGAATAAAACTTTATGTTAATGGTGTTCAAGAAACAAGTTTTGGTACATCTACTTATCCAAGTCAAAATTACGACAGTTTTATGAATCTCTCTAGTGTTCCAAATTACATAGGTAGAGAAACTGGAACTTCTAATTTATATGAGGGAAGTATGACGCATATTCATTTTTGTGATTCTTATGCTTATGATGCTTCTTCATTTGGCGAAAGCGATTCCACATCAGGAATTTGGAAACCGAAAACTGCACCATCAGTAACTTATGGAACTAATGGTTATTTTTTAAAAATGGAAAATAGCGGTGCTATGGGTACAGACAGTTCAGGTAACTCAAACAACTTTACAGTATCAGGAACACTAACTCAAAATGTAGATACACCTAGTAATAACTTTGCAACAATAAATCCATTATATTATTCAACTTCTCAATCCACTTTAAGTAATGGTAATTTAACTGCAACTTCATCAGGTGCAAATTGGAATAATTTTCATTCAACTCTTGCACCTAGTACAGGTAAATATTATTGGGAAGTAAAAGTCGTTAATGTTGGAAGTAACACACACCCAATAGGAATTGTTGGAACAGAAGCTTCAGACATTAACAGCACAAGTCCAGGAGATTCTTTTGATGGTGATGCAACAGGAATAAGTTATGTTCAAACAGGAGATAAAGATGTAGCTGGTTCAAGAACATCTTATGGAAATTCTTATACAACAGGAGATATTATTGGAGTTGCTATGGACTTAGATAATTTAAAATTATATTTTCATAAAAATGGTGTTTATCAAAATAGTGGTGTTCCTACATCAGGTGCAACAGGAACAGGTGCAATATCTATTGTTTCAGGACATTCTTATTTAGCTTCATTTGCACATTATAATACAATGGTAGATTCTATAAACTTCGGTCAAGGATATTTCGGAACAACAGCAGTAGCTTCTGCTGGAACAGCACCTAGTGAGGGTGGAATCTTCGAATACGATTGTCCTAGTGGCTACCAAGCATTATGTACGAAAGGTATTAACAGTTTTTAATTAATATGATAAAAAGGATTTAACTATGGCTTTACATTCGTTTCACTCATGCAAAGAAATTCAACAATATAAGGAGATATTGTAATCATGTCTTATATTTCATTTCAACCTAACGATTATTTTAATACTGTTCTATGGACTACTGATGGAACAGGAAATAAAGCATTAACAACAGGTCATTCGACAGATATGGTTTGGATTAAGTTTAGAGATTATGCTTATGACCATAGAATATATGATGATGTAAGAGGTGTAACAAAAAAAATTATACCTAATAAAACTGATGCAGAAAGTACGACAACTGATTTAGCTAGTTTTGATACAAATGGATTTACTGTTGGAAGTAATTTAAACTCATCAGGAGAGGGTGGATTAGTTGGTTGGTCTTGGAAAGCTAATGGCTCAGGTTCATCAAACACAGACGGAAGTATAACATCAACAGTTTCAGCTTCAACTACATCAGGATTTAGTATAGTTAAATATACTGGTACTGGTGCTAATGCCACAATAGGACATGGATTAGGTGTTGCACCTAAAATAGTTTTAGTTAAAGATTTATCTGCGAGTGCCTCTTGGAGAATGTACACAGAAATGACAGGAAATGAAAGTCAATTAGCACTAGACCAAGATAGTGCCGCAGATAGTGGTAATACGACAATGTGGAACTCAACATCTCCAACAACTACGACATTTTCTATTGGTACTCATGGAAATGTAAATACAAGTAGTAATAATTATATTGCTTACTGTTTTTCGCAAAAAAGTGGATTCAGTTCTATGGGTTCTTATGTTGGCAACGGTTCTACCGACGGAAGTTTCATCTATACTAGCATGAAACCAGCTTTTATTTTAATTAAAAGGTCAGCATCAACTGCTGCACCTTGGTGTATATTTGATAATAAGAGAGATGGTTATAATCCAAATAAACTATTATTAGCTAATAATACTAATGTTGAATCTTCACCTAATTTTGACATTGTTTCTAATGGTTTTAAAACTAGAACAGCAGATGGTGAATGGAATGCGTCAGGTTCAACATACATCTACATGGCTTTCAGCGAAGAAAGTATCGTATCGTCAAATGGTGTACCAGCTACAGCAAGATAATGGAAATAATTTGTTATGTATTTATAGTTCTATGGATAATGGGAATATCTGAATAATGGAGTTCTTTTTCCCTATAAATACAGTTATAGGTATGATTGC